ACACACAGTTCACAACACTTTTCTTCTTTATTATGTCTAAGTCCGTGATGCTTTCTCTGCTGGCAAAGGGTAACAACGGCAATGAGATTCTGCAGATCCTCGATACTCTTATCGAAGACAATCAGCAATCAGTTGCTTATGCTGAACCCACTGCAGATGTGATCGAGTTCTGATGCTAACTGTGTGCCCTCTGGTTGACACTGGGGGGCACTTATGTTAGACTTTATTCGTATGCGTATTCGGCAGTTATTTGGGGTTTTATGTTACGTGCCCTGCGGGCGTAACGGGGGGTTCGATAAAAAATCAATGGGTCCCTGTAACCTACAGAGGTGACAATTCGACCTCTAAATACAACGTTCATAAAAAAATTCCGGAGAATTAAATGGGAGTCAAATGGATTCACAGTAATGGATATTCGAGACCTGATAAGAGGACTTTAAAGAAAGGTGGCACGAAGAAGAAGTAAACCTTATTGGAATTTTTGGAAGGTTGTTTTTGCTGGATGGTTGATTAGATATCCGAGACAATGTTTTACCCTAGTTGGACTTCCGCTAGGGTTTTTGCTTGTCCTCATATATAATGCGGTCGCAAGATAATGCACAACTGCAAAAATTCCGGAGATATTTTTTTATGGAAAAGGTCTATCACATATACGCAAAAGATAAGTGTATTATGCACTCTGTAAAGGAAGAAGATTTCTCTACTGTATGGAGTACATTGAACAATCTTGTAGGTATTATGAAGACTGATTATGAACAGAAAGACTTATCTTATGAGGAACTGTATATCAATAAAAAGACTGTATTAGAGTCTTCACACTAATTATTGACAGGACATATATAGACTGATAAAATTGATCTGAAGGTTAATTTCACTTATGGCAAAAGGATTTACGGTTAAAGCAAAATCACCTATTGTTCAACAAGAAGAATGGGATATTGAAGCAATTAAAGAAAGAATGCGAGGAAAGAGCATTGTCTTCTGTCTACCAGGACGTGGATGTTCTTTTACATTTCTGAAGAACTTTGTACAACTGTGCTTTGATATGGTACAGAATGGTATGAGTATTCAGATTTCTCAAGACTACTCATCTATGGTAAACTTTGCACGTTGTAAAGTACTTGGTGCAAATGTACTTCGTGGACCAAAGCAGGTTCCTTGGGATGGTAAACTGCAATATGATTATCAACTATGGATTGATAGTGACATTGTATTCAACACAGAAAAGTTCTGGCAATTGTGCGATCTTGCACTTTCTGAAGATGGCACGGAACGTGAGATTGTTGCAGGATGGTATGCAACAGAAGATGGTCACACAACCTCAGTAGCACACTGGTTGGAAGAAGATGACTTCCGTAAGAATGGTGGTGTAATGAATCACGAGAATGTGGAGAGTATCTCGAAACGTCGTAAACCTTTTACTGTAGACTACACTGGTTTTGGTTGGGTTCTGATTAAGAAAGGCGTATTTGAGAATCTTGAGTATCCTTGGTTTGCTCCTAAGATGCAAGTCTTTGAGTCTGGTGCAGTTCAAGATATGTGTGGAGAAGATGTTTCCTTCTGTCTTGATGCAAAGGATCAAGGTTATGATATTTGGTGCGATCCACGTATTCGAGTCGGACACGAGAAAACCCGAGTAATCTGATGAAACACTTTAACGTCTTATATAAAGGGCGTAAGATCTATCAGGACCTCTCTTATGAAGAATGTCTTGAGGTCTTGGATAATCTCTCTCAAGAGTATTATCAAAATGAAGACTATGATGTAAACGAAATTGAATTGGAGGAAATCTAATGGCTAAAGGTGGTGGTAACAAGACTCTGTTTGAACCTGGGGCACCGAAAAAAACTCGTCAAGGGCGTTCTGCTCGTACTTTGTTGAGTGCTACATCTCGTAATGGACGTAAGAAAAGGTATCGGGGTCAAGGTAAGTAATATAGATAAAGCAGGAAGAAATTCCTGCTTTTTTATTGACAATTTATGGCATATTTAAATCATAATCTTCCTACGGTTACCTGCTATATTCGTAATGAGTTTCTTTATAATCATAAAAAAGGACACGGTGAGGTAACTTTATGCGACGTTCACTCTGTAGCATCCTTAGAGAAGCATGTACCCCTCTTTGAGGCGTTTTTAGAGAATGGGGTCAACTGGACTCGTAGACCAATTCATGCGTTTTGTTGGAAACCTGATGCACCAACACCAGAATTGGAAGAGTGTATGTGGTGGGATTGTTTTTCTCCTTACATCGATGTTCAAGTTCGTTCAAGATTATCTAACTTGCGTGCTGAATTGATTAATTATCGTGGAGAAAAAAACGAAGGAACTTATTTATTCACCCTTGATTGGTCATGGGAGTCAAAATCCACTTTAAACACCAATTTTAGTGATACTCCAGAGCATAAATGTGCTCATTTTTTCAAAATGGATAATGGAAATTTCTATGCTTATCCAAACAATAAAATATTATGGTATGATGATGCGTGGACAAAAAACAGAATTACCAAAAATCCAGGTTATGAAATTGATCTGACCGAATATTCCGTTGAAAATCGTCGTAAAATTGAAACATCTGACGATTTTATGTACGAAATTACAAATATTCGGGATAGCAACCCCGTAAAAAGTTCTGATTTTAAAGAATCAGGAGCACAAAATGGACCAGAAACTTCTCAGAGAAATTGAAAATGATGATTTGACACCAAAAAAACATGATTTTCATGTTCAAAATGAACTTCATTCAAAAATCAGAAATGATGATGACTATGATGACTGGGAATACGGCACAGAACCACTTTTTGGGTAATAAATAAGATAGATTTATTGTTTTTTCATGCCTGTAGAACGGCTAAGTAAAGGATTTAAAGATATTAGTCTTTCTTTTCAGGTTAATCCCCTGAATTATGATCTCATTGCAACAAAAAATGAAACTGCAATTGCCCGATCTGTAAGAAATTTGATTTTTACTCAACCTGGGGAAAGATTTTTTAACCAAAATCTTGGTTCTAGAGTTAGTAGAATATTGTTTGAAAATCTTGATGATATTTCTGCATCTATTTTAAAAGATGAAATTGAAAATACAATCAATAATTATGAACCAAGAGTTGAACTTATTGATGTAAAGGTTGAACCAAATTATGATGAGGGTGAGTTTAATGTAACCATTTCATATTATATTGTTGGAATTGATGTATCACCGCAACAGTTATCATTCGCACTACAACCAACACGATAATGGCATTAGTCAATTTTACCAATTTAGATTTCGATCAAATAAAGACTTCGATTAAGGATTACCTTAGATCGAATTCAAATTTTACTGATTATGATTTTGAAGGTTCTAATCTATCAGTTTTAATTGATACTTTAGCATATAATACCTACATTTCATCATACAATGCTAACATGGTTAGCAATGAAGTGTTTATTGATAGTGCGACTTTAAGAGAAAACGTAGTTTCTCTCGCAAGAAACATTGGTTATGTTCCTAGATCCAGAAAAGCATCTCAGGGAAATATATCTTTTTTTGTCGATACAACAGGATTTGCAACGAATCCACTCACATTAACTCTCCAGAAAGGATTAGTCTGCACATCATCATCATTTGGATCTGAAAGTTACACATTTTCAATTCCAGAAGATATTACAGTTCCTGTTGTAAATGGAATTGCATCATTTGATAATGTCGTTGTTTATGAAGGGACTTATCTAACGACAAACTTTACAGTTGACTCAAATAATCCAACACCGCCCCAAAGATATATTTTACAAAATGCAAATATTGATACCTCAACAATAAGAGTTACTGTAAGGGATACATCTACAAGTACAAATTCTAGAAAGTTTATTCTAGCAAATAATATTTTTAATGTAACCTCAACATCTAAAGTATTTTTTATTCAAGAAGTTGAAGATCAAAGATATGAATTAATTTTTGGTGATGGTGTAATTGGAGAAAAACTCGAAAATTTAAATTATATTGAAGTGCAATATAATGTTACAAATGGGGAAATTGCGAACGGAGTAAATTCTTTTGTATTCAATGGTAGAATATTAGATAACAATGGTGCTATTGTAACTAGTGGAATTTCTTTGATCACTACGAATATAGCATCTGAAGGTGGTAAAGAAATAGAATCAGTTTCGTCCATTAAAAGTTATGCGACAAGAGTATATGCTTCTCAAAATAGAGCAGTTACTTCACTTGATTATGAAGCGTTAATTCCACAAATTTATCCAGAGGCACAATCTGTTTCCGTATTTGGAGGTGAAGAGTTAGATCCTCCACAATTTGGAAGAGTTTATATTGCAATCAAACCATTTTATGGACCGTTTGTTCCAAATACAGTAAAGGATAATTTAAAAAGAGAACTTAGAAAATATGCAGTAGCAGGAATTATACCGGAGATTACAGATCTTAAGTTCCTGTATATTGAAGTTGATTCTACTGTATATTATAATTCAAATTTAGCTCCTGGAGCAGATTTTGTTAAATCATTAGTTTCTAATAATATTAACAAATATGCAAATTCCATTGAACTTAACAAGTACGGAGCAAGATTTAAGTATAGTAAATACCAAAAAGTTGTTGATGATAGTCATTCTTCTATTACATCAAATATAACCAAAATTCAAATCAGAAGAGATTTGAAAGTATTGCCAAATGATTTTGCTCAGTATGAAATATGTTATGGAAATTCTTTCCATGTAAAAAACACTGAAGGATATAACATAAAATCTTCTGGATTTAGAGTTAATGGCATTTTTGAAACGGTTTACTTGACAGATATTCCAGATCCAACATCACAATACAGAAAGGGTTCTTTAGCATTATTTAATTTAACGTCAAGTTCCCAACCAACAATACTGCAAAAATCAATAGGAACTATTGATTATGAAAAAGGAGAAATATTAATTAATCCAATTACAATTTTATCTACAGATAAGATGATAGGATCTGACTCTTTTATACAAATATCTGCAATACCGAAATCAAATGATGTTATTGGATTACAGGATCTTTATTTGCAACTAGATATTAATAACAGTACGATCAATATGTTATCGGACGAAATTTCATCTGGTTCAGATCCTTCAGGATCAAATTATACATCAACTTCAAGTTACACAAACGGCGCCCTCGTAAGATCATAAGAAATTAAAGAAATGGTAGATTCAAGAATTAAAATCAGTTCAGTTGTACAAAATCAAGTTCCCGATTTTGTAAAAGAAGATTATCCACTTTTTGTAGATTTTCTCAAGCAATATTATATCTCGCAAGAGTATGATGGAGCATCTCTTGATTTAATTCAAAATATTGATCAATATATTAAAATTGACAATTTAACAAATTTAACAGAGTCCACCACAACAAATGCCGATGTTTCATTTTTCGATGAAACAATTAGTGTAACATCAACCGCAGGATTTCCAAATTCTTATGGATTAATTCAAATTGATAGTGAGATTATTACATACACTGGAAAAACAACAACATCTTTTACTGGTTGTGTAAGAGGGTTTAGTGGAGTTACATCATATGAAGGTGCAAATACTCCAGATGAACTTGTATTTACTCAATCAAATGCTGAGGAACATATTTCTGGGTCTACAGTAACCAATTTAAGTATTTTATTTCTTAAGGAGTTTTTAACTAAAGTTAAAAGGCAAGTTACTCCAGGTTTTGAAGGTAGAACTTTATATTCAGAATTAAATGAAAATCTTTTTATAAAACAATCTAGAGATTTTTATTCATCAAAGGGAACTGAAGAATCTTTTAAAATTCTTTTTAGGGCACTTTATGGTGAAGAAATTCAAGTAATCCGACCAAGTGATTTCTTATTAAAACCTTCAGATGCTCAATATAGAATTACTAAAGATTTAGTTGTTGAGGCAATTTCTGGAGATCCTGCGGATCTATTGAATAGAACAATTTTTCAAGACGAATCCGACAATTTTAAAAAGGCATCGGGATCGGTCAATAACGTACAAAAAATTAATAGAGATGGAAAAGATTACTATATTATCAGTTTAGATTATGATTTTGATAAAGATATTAGTGTAAGTGGATCAATATCTGGAGAATTTTCTATCCATCCAAGTACTAAAGTAGTAAGATCGGTATCGATAGGATCTAGTGTAATTGATGTAGACTCTACAGTTGGTTTTCCAACAACAGGTTCTTTAATAGCAACCTTAGAAAATGGAACCAATGTCAGTATTACATATGGATCAAAAGATTATAATCAATTTTTCAACTGCTCTGGAATTGATCAGACAATAGATGTTGGACAATTGCTAAGATATGATACTTACGCATATGGATACTCTGGAATTGGAACTGAAAACTTAGTTAAGGTAAGAATAACTGGAGTATTATCCAATTTCAATATCATTGAAAATTCTTTCTTATATGACGAAAATCAAATTGCAAAAATTAAAAGTCTTGGTATATCACTAAATGATATAAAATCGAACAACTGGTTATTTAATAATGCAACAACTTATAATGTAGAGTCAATAACATTATTAAATACGTCAAATAATTCATATACTATTACAACCTATGATGAAAACAATATTTCTGTAGGTGATAATGTAAAAATTATACAGACAGATGGAACTGAAGTGCAGGCAACAGTTTTTGTTTCTGGAGTTAACAATAAAAAGTCATTTAGTATAAAAGGTCAATCGTCACTTGATGTTAATCGAGTTGACAAGGTAAGAAGAGAAATATCAAGGGCAAATTCAGTAAACTATCCAGAAACTTCAATATACACAACAAATATACAAAATGTCTATGCAGAATCTCAAGTAACTAAAAATACAATATATGTTGCTGCACCATCGATTCCAAATTATTTTGAACAACCTTTAAATATTAAAGATAGATCTGTAACGCTATCTGGAACTTTTGGTGGAAACCAACTAACAGCAACAAATCACGGTTTTTATACTGGAGATGCTGTAGTTTATAGACCTTCAAATTCCCAAAATACAATAGGAATTTCTGAAGGAACTTATTTTGTTCAAAAAGTAAATAATGACACGATTAGACTTTCCAGAAGTAGAGCAAATATCAATAATGGAATTTTTGTCACTTTTTCAGGAACTGTCACTAACGATAAATTAGAACTTCTAGATTTCTCATACCAAAAATTAACATCCCAAAAACTGGTTAGAAAAATTTCGAATCCAGAAGATGATTCAAAAGTAAATGAAACAAAACCAGGCGCAACTGGAATTTTAATTAATGGTGTAGAAGTTCTTAATTACAAGTCAAAGAATTCTATTTTTTATGGGCCAATAGAAAGTGTTGATGTGTTATCACCAGGCAATTCTTATGATGTAATCAACCCACCAGTTCTTACAATTTCAGATTCCACTGGAAGTGGATGTGTTGCTCATTGCTCGGTAGAAGGATCTTTAGAAAGGATAAACATTATTGACGGTGGATTTGATTACCTAGATACTCCAATTGTAACTATATCAGGTGGTTCTGGGCAAGGTGCATCTATTGCCGCGGATATGGTAACTTTTAGACATGAGGTTCCATTTAATGCGGTTTCCTCTGCAGGTCTTGTAGATTTATCAAACAATACAATTGCATTTTCAACCTATCATAAATTTAGAGACTCTGAAAGAGTAATTTATAGAACAGAAGGACAATCTGCTATATCTGGATTAACAACAGATTCTTCGTATTATGTTTCTATTATAGATCAATATAAAGTAAAACTTCATACAAAATTTGAAGATGCTGTCTTAGGAATTAATACTGTAACTATATCATCATACGGAAATGGAATTCAAAAATTTGAATCTTTTGAAAATAAGAAGAAAATAGGATCAATCATAGTATCTAACGGTGGGTCTGGATATAAAAATAGAAAAACTATCGTATCTTCTACAGGAATTAATACAACTTTTAATTTAATTAATCTACCAAATCATGGTTATAATGATGGGGAAATTATTACTTACACTGCTCCATCTTCTCCAGTTGGAGGTCTTTCCAATAATTCATCTTATTATGTAACTAAAATTGATGATGATAATTTTAGATTATCAATTGTTGGGGTTGGATCGACAAATGCAGATTTCTATTACAAAACAGCACAATTTGTAGATCTATCTTCAAGTGGAAGTGGAATTCACACATTCAATTACCAACCAATTACAGTAAGTGTTTCTGGAATAATTGGAGTTTCTACAGTTGGCGGTCAAAACTTTAATGCAGTTCTGCAACCTGTAGTTAGAGGTGAAATAACTTCAGTATTTTTAGAAAATGGTGGAATTTCTTATGGATCTTCAGAAATACTTAATTACAATAGACAACCTTTATTTACTTTAAATAGTGGATCTGGAGCTGAGTTACTTCCCATTATCTCAAACTCAAGAATACAAGAAGTTCTTGTAGTCAGTTCTGGAAGTGGTTATAATTCTGTTCCGGATTTAACCGTTACTGGGTCTGGATATGGTGCATTATTAACTCCAGTAATTAGCAACGGACAAATAACAGAAGTTAAAGTAATAAATGGTGGATTTGATTATTCTTCAGCAAGCACTACTATAAAAGTTACTGCTGCAGGTAGTGGAGCAGAGTTACATTCAAATCCAAAAAGTTGGACAATTAACTTATTCGAAAGATTGCTTCAAACTGGACTGATTACGGATGATGATGGTGTTATTGATAATGGTCTTAATAATCAATATGGTTTACAGTATACTCACTTATATTCTCCCAGAAAATTAAGACAGATTGCATTAGCATCAAAATATGTTAATGGAGTTTTGACCTATCAACCAGATCTTAGAATTGTAAACAACGTAGAGGAAACATCAGACGCACACTCTCCAATTATTGGTTGGGCTTACGATGGAAATCCAATTTATGGTCCATATGGATATGATACTCCAACTGGAGGATCTATAAGATCTATGATCCCTGGTTATAGCATTGCAACAAACTCCAATAGACCTTCAACCACAACATATCCTATTGGATTATTTGTTGAGGATTATGAATTTAGTGGTGGTGGAGATCTTGATAAGTATAATGGAAGATTCTGCATAACTCCAGAGTTTCCAAATGGTGTTTATGCATATTTTACAACAATTAACAGTGGAGCAGTAGAAACTGCATTACCATTTAAAAATTATAAGAGACCAATATTCCCATATTTCATTGGAAATGAATATAAATCAAAACCAATAGATTACAATTTTGATCAATATTCGAATCAAGATGTTGTAAATCCAGGTTCGAAAGGGTGGTTAAGAAACACTTCTCCATATAATCTAACAAATCAAAATAGTTTCTATGATTACCTCATTGATCCAAATAAAATAAAAGAACAAAACACCAGAATCAATTTCACCGCAAAATCTGGAATAACGACAATCGGAATTTCAAGTGGTGGTGATAATTACCAAGTTTCTGATATTATTTCATTCAATAATGAAGGTACAGATGGATCAGGAGCTTATGCTGAAGTATCAAGAATTTCTGGAAAATACGTAACTAATGTATCTGTTTCAAATAATGAAGTTTCAAATATTGAGTTTACTTCATATAATTCAACAGGACAGTATATTGGATTTTCTACAGTTCCTCATAATTTTGATAATTTTGATATTGTTTCTCTTGGTGGACTCTCAACATCTCTATTTGATCAAGGAGATTTTTATAGTATTGGAGTTAGAAGTGATACTTTTGTACTTAGAGATAATGTTGGGGTTGTTTCTGCAACTGGAATTGTAACTTATTTTAATGTTTTTGGATCACTAACATATCCTTTTATTAGAGAGAATGATGTATTCCAGATTAATTCTGAAAAAGTAAAAATATTAAATATCGATCGAGATAACTCTAGAATAAGAGTTCTTAGATCATATTCAGGAACCTCTGGACAATCTCATAAGGCATCTGACATTTTATATGAAGACTCTAGAAAGTTTACTTTTGATTCTGGAATTCAGACTAGTTATAATTTTAACTTAAATAAAACCCTATACTTTAATCCCATTGAGTCACTTGGACTTGGAACATCTTATGGTGTTGGAATTGGAACTACTATTTCATTCTCCAACCCTGGAGTTGGTATAACACAAATTTTTATTCCCACAAAAGCACTTTATTTTCCAAATCACCAATTAAAAACAGGCACTGAAATAATATATTCTGCGGAAAACGGAAATCCAATCTCAATATCCACAAATGGAGTAACTTCTGTACAATTAACAGAAGGTCAAACACTATATGTCTCTAAAATTTCTAATGATTTAATTGGACTATCTACAAGTAGAGTTGGATTGGGTTCTACAGGAACTTTTGTGGGCATTAATAGTTCGATAGTTGTAAATACACTATTCTTTACTGGAATAGGAACTGGAAACTATCATTCACTGAAAACAAACCTACAAGATGTTGTCTCTGGAACTGCCTCTAGAAATATTGTTACTGTTTCAACTTCATCAACACATGGGTTATTGGTAAATGATGTTATTAATATTGACGTAATTTCTGGTGTTACAACTACATTAACTGTACGATATAATCAAGTTTTAAATAAATTAGTTCTAAATCCTAGGACCTTTATTTCCGGAAACGTAAATTCATCTTCAAATGCAATAACAATTCAAAATCACAAGTATGAAACTGGCGATAAAGTAATTCATACTTCAACTACACCATCTGGAGGACTTGAAACAAATAAAGAGTATTATATTGTTGTGGTAGATTCTAATACTATTAAATTATCTAATAGTTATTACAATAGTAAATTATCAAAACCAATAGTT